TCACAAATGGTTTTTCATCTGCGAGAGTCTTCATGAGTTCATCTGACATGAGTTCATTGGGATCCAATCTTTCCATGTATCCCAAAATTAATTCAAAAAATGCCTGAATATCTTGGAGGTCGGCCGTCGGAATAATAATTTTTAGACGGACCAATGTATCGACAATACTTTTCGTATCCTTGTTGATGATATGAACCAAGAGTTCCATGAAACCATTTTTCAATTCTTCGCTAATTGGTATCACGAGACCAAAATCATAGAAGACTAACTTCCCCTTGTCCGAAAAACCAAGGTTACCAGGGTGTGGGTCTGCATGAAAGAATCCCTTTTCCATAGTCTGAATGACATACGAATTGATGATAGCTTCACATACTTTCTTTTTGTTAACATTTGGGTCTACAATTTCTGTAATCTTAGTTGAATCGACATACTCCATGACAATGACATTTTCATTGGAATATTCGGTATAAACTTTTGGTACCTTGAGCCATTTGATGTCACGCATATTCTTTCGAAAGTTTACAGCATTCTCAACTTCTTGAGTGTAATTAGCTTCACCTAAAAGATTGTCAATCGTTTCGTTAAGAACATAACCCGTACCTGTGCCGGTATCTATTCCAACCTTTTCTAAAAATTCAACGATGTCCTTAACATTTTTGGTATCGTACTCCATGGTTTCCAAAATATTAGGTCGTTTCACTTTGACAATAACATCAGTGCCATCCATGAGTGTGGCCATGTGTACCTGCCCAATACTTGCAGACTTGAAAGATTCCCTGTCGAAGTGTTTAAATATACGCCGGTCGATATATTCATCTATGTCTTCGTAGTCGACGGGGGGAACATTGTCTTGAAGTGATTCGAGTTCGCTAATAAATTCAGCGGGGTAAAGATCTCCCCTCGTCGAAACGATTTGCCCAAGCTTTACAAACGTCGGACCAAGGTCAAGTAGTTCCCTTTTTGTCCAACGGCCGAGTGCAGCTTTATCTTTAGTAGTTGCATTCTTCAATAAGAACTTACCGGCAAATCTCCATGTCTTAACTTTTTGATGTGTTGGTGCACGACATGTCAACATCTTATTATAACAATACCTTTTTATTTCCTTATATTAGATCATGTGGCAGATATTTTTGACTTTATACTTTTCATATCTCATCTTAGGTCCACATTGGATTGCAAAAAGTATCCAGGGCAAACCTCTTGACATTGTCAACAGTGTCCGTGAATTTGGTCGACGTTCCATCTTCATATCTTACATTGCATTACTGTACACAGCATGGATGTTGTATGCTCCAAGCTATTCGTCATTCGTGAACGCCCTGATTCTCGCGTTATCGGCGGCTCTTGGGTTTTACGTCAAATATGGGAAAGAGGATTTTCCTATGCATGTTCTTTTAATTTTGTTCATACTTTACAATGGTAAACACTATATGGACTTACAAACATGGTTGACTGTCGCTCTCACAGGATTTTATGCCGCGACACACAACATTTTATATCTACCCTAATATTAGAATGAAGATTCATATTGTTGGTGCAGGTCCCACGGGTATGTCGATTGCTTGGGAACTTAAAAAATTTACGGATCACGACGTCATCATCTATGACAAAAAATTATCCGCAGGTGGATCGTGGTGGGAACCATCTGTAACAGAACGAGATATGCATGCTCATCGAATTGTTTTTGATAAAGCATTCATCAACACAAAGAGTTTGTTCAAGGAGATGAACATTAAGTGGGATGATATTTTTGAAAAAGTTGATTCGGATGTCATGGATATTGTTCGAGAAAATCTTTCATCCAAGGATTACTTGACACTCGGATCTTTAGCCACTCGTGTACTTTTGATGCCATGGAAGTTCAAAAAGATTTCTTTGAAAGATGCCATCGGAGAACTTTCAGAAGATGGTGAAAAGTTGATCAAGGCTTTGACACTCGTGATGGATGGTGTAACATGGGATGTCATGACAGCCTATGAGTTTGTAAAAAGTTTTGATCATGTAGGTATGTCTAAGCAATACACTCAAAAAGTTTCAGGTAAAGTCATGTGTGACGCCATGCAACAAGCGTTGGTTGAGAAGGGTGTCAAGTTCGACTTTGGTTCAGAACTTCAAGATGTTATGTATCTCGACAATGGATTTGCCGCACAATTCAAAAGTGGCATGGTCATCAAAGATGGATTTTTAATTCTTTGTGTCGATAATAGTCCAGCGATCCAATTGATCAAAGATAATTGGGGTGAAGATGCGGAAGATAAAATTAAGTCAAGTACTTACGGTGCCATCAACATCATGTTGGAGTACGAAGAAGAGATGGACATTCCAAGTGATCTTCAATATGCCATGGACACCGAACTTAACCTTCAACCGGTTGTTCTTCCAGACAAGAAGACTGTGTCGTGCGTTATTTGTAACTTGACGGAGGATGTTTTGAAGATGGATGAAGAAAAACTTATCGAACAAGTCATCGAACAACTAGGTCTAGTCCAACCAAAGAACATTCGTCTCGGATGGGGTGCATCATGGAATGGAACGCAGTGGGTATTCGATCAATCATCGGGTGTTCTCAATCCAAATGGACAACTTCCATTTTTTGGAAAGTCTAAAAAAGTTGCCATGTGTGGTATGATGTCTCCGAGAAATACACCTTACTCCAGTATCGAAGCGGCCGTTGAAGTTGGACGTTCTTTCTGCAGTCAACAATTTGGTACTAGAAAACCATACGAACCATTCATGATTACTCATATCATCATGCTACTTATAGTTTTACTTATCATATTTGTATATAGAAGAAAAACATGAGGTTCGTCGGTACAATTCAAGAACCCATGTACGATTTTAATAACAAAAAGTACATCAGAGTCATCGTTCCAGATTCGATGATTAGTCGTATCACAGATAAACATACCACATGGGTCAAAGATAACCCTCTCGATGGTAAAGTATTGACAATCAAAGTTCCATTCCGTTATAGGAGAGTGATGTGTAAAAATATGGGCACGAGGCCTCTTCAATCTCTTATAAAGGGTGACTTAATTGAACTTGAAATAGAATTTATGGGTCTATGGACAGCTGGTGACTATACTGGCTACACATGGAAACTTAGTTCTTTTCGGTAGCTTCAGCCTTGGCTTCAGCCTCTGGCATATCAACTTCAGTCAGACCATTCTCCTTGAATCCCAAGAAAACACGAAGGGATCCTTCAAGGCGAAGAATCTCACGAGTCATTTCATCAATTGATTGGCGAATCTTATTAATATTTTCATCGACGTTAAGGGTCGGCATATTGTAGTAAATTAAAGTTTTTAGTCTTTAACTTACCATTTCAAAATATAAGATCATTATTATGATCTATAATCATCTGCAATTCGTCGATATCAATCTTATCATAATGAAAAGTTTCGATGTTATTTTCCTTCATGAAATTTAATAAATCGTATAATTTTGATACTAAAATTACAATATCTTGTGGATCTTCAGACGTTACAATTTGCGGTCGATCTAGACTCGTATGCTCATGATTTACATTACTTGAATTTTGCGGAGGAGGGTATACATCAGACAATATTTTTTGGTTTTCATTTATATTGTTTTGAATTTGTAAATTTTCATAATAATGTTTATAATTTTCAATATTATTTTTTCTACAGTGAACTATTTGTTTTTGTATTTTAATTAATTTGTTAATTGTATTTTGACAGTTTTCTATAGAATCATTCAAAGTAAGAGACATATATTATTTAAAGTTTTTAGCCTTTAACTAAATAATGCTATCGAGGTCTGGCTATATAGTTTCAGATCCACCACCAGATCTTAAAAAAGACTTGACTGTTCGGCCATTGGTCAACACAGAATTTGGTTATCCACCACCACCGTTCAAGGTTTTTAAAAATGGAAAATCCGGAATTTGTGTTCCGAGGTACTACGCCGAAGAAAAATTTGGAAAGGCTAAAGAAGATCGCCGCCCAGAACCAACAAAGGTGAACCTCAAGTTTCATGGAAAACTTCGCGACGAAACACATCAAAATGAAGCTCTCGCGAAAGCTATGGAAGCTGGACACGGTGTGTTATCTTTACCATGTGGATTTGGAAAGACAACGGTGTCGTTAGCAATCGCATGTAAACTTGGTTATCGAACCATGATCATCGTTCACAAAGAATTTTTGGCCAATCAATGGCGTGAAAGAATCAAACAATTCTGTCCGGGGGCCACGATCGGTCTCGTTCAACAAGATAAAAAAGAAGTTGAGTGTGACTTTATTATCGCAATGCTTCAGTCATTGTCTCTGAAAGAATATTCATTTGGTGACTTTGAAAGTATTGGTACAGTGATTGTTGATGAAGCTCATCATATATGCGCCAAAGTGTTTAGTCAGTCTCTCTTCAAAATGTGTCCTAGACACATATTTGGGTTATCGGCAACACCTGTTCGAAAGGATGGGTTGTCCAAGGTGCTTCACTGGTTCATGGGTCCAATATTTTTTGCAGTCGAACGCGAAAATCAAGAACAAGTGGATGTTTTTCCCGTGGAGTTTGAATGTCCAATGTTTAGAAATCCACCACCATGTAGTCGGACAGGAAATGTTTCACTCGTCAATATGATTACAGAACTCGTTGAACATAGGGGTCGTAACCAAATGTTAGTACAGCTTGTGAAAAAGGCATCAGCTGGTACGAGACAGTTATTAGTACTCAGTGACAGAAGACAGCATTGTGAATTTTTACATCAATGTTTTCCCAAAAATTCAGGTCTCTACATGGGTGGTATGAAAGAAGCAGACCTCGAAGCATCCTCCAAAAAGAAAATCATCTTTGCAACATTCAGTCAAGCACACGAAGGTCTTGACATCCCGACTTTGGATACAGTCATCTTGGCGACACCAAAGTCTGACATCCAACAGTCTATTGGTCGTGTTATGAGAGAAACACCTGGTAAACAAAACAACCCACAGATTTATGACATTGTAGATCAATGGTCTATACTTCATGCCATGTACAAGAAACGTCTGAGAGTATACAAACAAGGTGGTTTTAACATAACTATGAATCTTGAAAAGGAAGAAGAGTCTCCTTTCCAGGGAAAGTGTTTAGTTTTATAATCTGAGTCTCTATTAGAAAATGTCTGGTGCATTAATTCAACTCGTTGCAAAAGGTGCCCAAGATGTGTTTTTTACAAGTAACGAAGGAACATCGTTGTTCTCTGAAAAGTTTTCGAGGCATACAAACTTTGCTCAAGCTCCCAAGTTTATCAAAGAATTTACTCTGGCAGATGATTCTTGTGTCATTCCTTCTTACGGAGATCTTTTGACGGGTCTCTGGTTCGAAGGTGAAGAACTTGTCGAAGCTTTTCAAGGTGCGACACTTGATCTTTATGTCGGGGGTCAAAAGATTGACTCTCAACCGTTTGACTTCGTAAGTGACATTTACCAAAATTACTTGGCAGACACATATACAAAGTCCCAGGAGATTAACAACAAGTGTTCAGTCACAAATACAAACTTTCTTCCATTGACATTCTTCTTTAACAGCCGGAAGTCTTTTATTCCCATGGTGGCCTTGCAGTATCACCAGGTCGAGGTTCGTGTAAATTTTACAGAGACAAATACTCCAGTCAAGGCTAAACTTTATGGAAACTACGTGTTCCTCGATACTCAGGAACGTAAGAAGCTCACGAGTAACAAAATGGATTTTATCATCACACAGACTCAGATGATTAAAGAAAATTTGATCGTCGGCTATAATGACATTGATATTTCCAACTTTAATCACCCAGTCAAGTCTTTGTTCTTTGGTATCCCAACATTGACAGACAACGTTGCAGCCGATCGTTTTACATTCGACTCAGCGGACATACTTTTGAATGGTACAGCACTTTTGGAAAATATGAGTCCGACATATTTTCACTCGGTCCAGAATTATTACAACTCAGACTATGGTATCTCAGCATTCCATGAAGAATACAACGTACCATTCTATACAAGATACTACGCCTACCATTTCTGTACGAACGCATCCGAGTATAAATCATCGGGTAACTGTAATTTCAGTCGTCTAGACAACGCTAAAATTCAGATAAGAAATGCAGTCGTCGGAGCTAATCGCTCAAATGAAAAAATTCGTGTCTACGCAGTGAATTTTAACGTATTGCGAATCCAGGACGGAATGGCTGGAATTTTATTCGGAAACTAATGTAGAATACCATGGTTGGGAAGACAACTCAGGTTAGAGAGATGATTATTAATCGCCTTGACCAAACTGGTGAACGGACGATTATTGATCGGACGGCAACAAAGACTGACGTGTTTGAAAAAGAACAGTTTATTCAGCAAGTTGGTGGCATACAAATACTCACGACGAACAACTTTTCGAACATTTTGCTCTCACAAGCCGACATAACACGTATAGATGGTATCTTAGCCGAAAACAATATAAATCCAGATTCAACAGCGTTCAACGATCTTCTTGCCGATCATGAGTCAAATGTTACTAGAATCGAAACCCTAGAGACCATACATCTCGCAAACACATTGATCGTCGATAACACGTTCGCAAACGTGACGGTTCTTCAGTCCAATGTCATTGATATCACAGCGAACATCATAGAACTTGAAAGTAATTCTTTTGCTACACACGCCAACGTCGCGAAACTTCAAGCGAACGTCGTGAGTATAGAGAACAATATAAATACGATTGAAGAAGATGTGGATGCGATTAGTGCGTCAATTTCACAAATTGGAAACTTTGGTGATGTCGCCGATGTTGCGGCGGAAGTCAATGAATTAAATGACCGGGTTGTGGGTACAGATTTTGTAAAAATCGGTGGTGGTACTACTGGTGAAGGTACTCTTGGATCTCAACCAACAATTGTAGGTATAAACAGTGGACAAAATATAGGTAATTATTCTATTGCAGTTGGATATCAGACGCAGAATTTTAGTCAACCTAGTGATGCACTCGACAATACCATATTTCTTAATGCAACTGGTACGGGTAAAAATCCAACAAGATCTAACGCTACATACATCACACCCATTCAAGAAGACAATGCGAATGTCATCGCCATCATGGGTTCCAATACGGCTACTGACGAAATCGTGACGACCTCATTGCTTCGTCTCAAAGATTCTGACATTCAATCGAATACAAACATCAAAGTGTACACCGACGACTACACAAGTCTCAAAGCGACCATAAGTAATGATACCGGTAACTCTTCGTTTGCGGGTAATATGCAAAATCAAGGAACACTTACCGTGGGTGGTGTTTCGAGCTTTTCGGGAGATATGTCCATTAAGGATAGTTCGTTTTTGATAAAATCTGTAGAGGTCACAAAAGCGTCGATTAATAAAGATGGAACGTCATCTTTTGTCGGTGTGATGTCGGTCAACAACGACGCAAATTTTGATGGCACCGTTACATTCAAAAATAGTGGCAGCGAAACTGCAAAGATTAATGGTACGAACGGAACCTCGTCGTTTTCAGGTGCCATGCAGGTCAATAACAATGCGACAGTTGATGGATCGTTTTTGGTCAATGATGGTGGTACAACAAAGGCTCAAATTTTGGATGACGGGACTTCTTCATTTTCGGGTGCCATGCAAGTAGACAATGATGTGACCGTTGATGGATCGTTTTTGGTCAAGAATGGTGGTATAACAAATGCTCAAATTTTGGACGACGGGACGGCGTCTTTTGCAGGTGGTCTCGTTTCTGCTGGTACATATGCTGGATATGGTACCATGAGACTGTTTGATTCGAGTTTTTCAATAAGAGATGCAGGTTCGAATATTAAAATAGATCTTATCCCAGATGGCACTTCGTCCTTTTTAGGTGCCATGCAAGTAGACAATGATGTGACCGTTGATGGATCGTTTTTGGTCAAGGATGGTGGTACAACAAATGCTCAAATTTTGGATGACGGGACGTCTTCATTTTCGGGTGCCATGCAAGTAGACAATGATGTGACCGTTGATGGATCGTTTTTGGTTAAGAATGGTGGTACCACAAAGGCTCGAATTTTGGACGACGGGACGGCGTCTTTTGAAGGTGGTCTAACAATTAATGGATCTGTAAATATATATGATGATCTTAAAGTTTATAGTGGAAGTAATATTAAATTTGATGTAGACGCTAGTGAAGGTACTGGATCTTTTGCTGGGAATTTACAATGCGATGGTACAGCCACTTTGGATGAAGTGATAACGTCTGGAATCGGGTCATTTAATACACTGAAATGTAATACCACAGCCACTTTGGATGCCGTGACAACGTCTGGAATCGG